ATATTTTTCTTTATTGTACTTGAAATTTGGAGGAAATGCAAAAAAACTTTTCCGGTTTATCCGGGTTAGGGCTGTCACCAGTGAAGAAACAATTTGCGGTATTGCTGTAACAACGGTTGTAATGATTTCCGGCAATGCCTGAATCAGCGACACAAACAATTCAATGCCCGCTTGAATGATCTGCGGTATACTGTTTGTTAAGGCGGTCAGCAGTCCGGCCAAAATCTGCGGGATTGCCCCGACAATCGTTGCAATAATTTCCGGCAATGCCTGAATCAGCGACACAAATAATTCAATGCCTGCTTGAATAATCTGCGGTATACTGCCAGTTAAGGCAGTTATAAGCCCCTCTATAATCTGCGGGATCGCCGCAACGATTGTTTCAATAATCTGCGGCAAGGCTTGTACAAGAGAAGTGAAAAGGGAAATACCCGCTTGAATGATCTGCGGGATTGCCGAAAGAAGCCCGTCAATCAACACCGTTATCAGGGAAGGAAGCGCGGCCACCAAAACGGGAACCGCGTTTATAATCCCTTGCGCAAGCCCTGTTATAAGCTGTAATGCCGCGTCGATCAACATAGGGATATTTTCAACCAGCGTTTGCACCATTGCAACCACGACTTCAACGATCTTCGGTAACAACTGCGGCAACGCTTCCCCGATCCCGTTTGCCAGCGCAAGAACAATCTGCACCGCCCCTTCCAGAAGAAGGGGAAGAACGCTTATAAGCCCGTCGATCAAAGAAAGGATAATTTGCGTTGCGGCTTCTGCAATCGCGGGCAAGGCCCCAATCAGCCCTTGCACAATCGCGTTTATCATTTCTACCGCCGCTGTGCTGATTGTCGGAAGGCTTGTTACAAGCCCGTCAACCAGCCCTAACACAATTTCGGTTGCAAACTCTGTAATCTGTGGAAGGATCGTCGAAAAGTCTTCCACCAATCCGGCAAGGGCTGTCCCGAATGTGTCAGCCATTTTAGAAATATCGCCGTTTGCGGAAGCCGCACCCGCCGAAAGCTCATTGACAAAATCCGAAAGGGCGGGTAACGCCTCTTGCCCTATGGGAAGAACAAAATTTGTTTTCAGGACGCGCCCCAAGCCGGACATTGCCGATCCAAAATCATCATATTTCACCGCGTTTATCGCGGAAAGCGCGTCCGTTGTGGTGCTAATTTCGCCGTTCAGGTTTGTTAAAGCCTTCATGCCCTCAACGCCTAAATCTTCCCACATTGTCCCGAACAAGGCAACGCCCGCCGTGTTCTGTGCTAAAGGATCGTCCATAGCAAAAAGGGCGGCTGTCACGTCTTCAAACGCTTTTGCCGCCTGATCCCCGCCAGCGGCAAAAGCCGCCGCCGTTTCTTCTGCATTTACTCCAATATCGGCAAACGCCTGCATGGTGCCGTCCGATCCGTCTTTTACCCTGATCCCGAATTCCTTTACAGCGTCGCCCAGCTTGTCAACGGAAAACGTGCCAGCACTTGCGCCGTTTGCGAAGCTGTTAAACATATCTTCCGCGTCAAGTCCAAGCGTTTTGAAATGCACGGAATATTCGTTGATACTGTCCAGCAAGTCCCCGTTTTTATCAAGGCCGTTTTGCGCGCCCTGCGCAATCAGGTTAAACGCGTCTTCGCCGGACATTCCGAACTGATCCATAAGCATATTGACGGCGCGCATTTCCTCTTGTATGTCATATCCGAAGGTATCACGCAACATAAGGGCGTTTTGCGTCATTGCTTCAATGTTCGCCGGATCAAGGTCTTTTGCGGTCTGCGCCACCGTGGACATTGCGGCGGCTATGTCCTCCATGTTTTCCCCGAAGTTGTTGTTGTAGATGTTCAACATGGCTTCGTCAAAACCTTTTGCCGCCGCTTCCGCAATGCCTGTTGACGCTTCAAAATCGTTCATTGCGCTTTTGACTTCATCAGCGAAGCCCGTTGCATATCCGATCCCCGCAACCATAGCCGTTCCGATTGCGGCAACGCCTACGCCGATAGCCTTTAGCCCCGTTCCCAGCGCACCCGCTACGGAAGACACTTTGCCGCCCAGCCCTTCCAGCGCGCCGCCCGTCTTTTCCGCTTCCCCGGCCACTTCCTCCAACCCATCCGAAAAATCATTAGAAGCGTTATTTGCTTCGCTGATCTGCCCGTCAAGGCTGTTTATCTCGTTTTGGGTTTTTATCATGGCCGCCTTTGCGTAATTCAGGGATATTTCCAGCTTTTGGGCCGCGTCCGAACTTCCCATATTTGCGTCCCGGTATTTCTGCAACTGTTCTTCTGCCGCCGCAACCGCCCTTTTTTGCTCTTCAAGCCGCTTGTTCAAAACGTCCTGTTTTGCCGTCATTGCTTCTATGCTGTCGGTGTTGCCCTCAAAGGTTGCAGAAACAACCTTCATTTCGGACGCAATGGCCTTCAAAGAAGAACTAATATCTTTGCAAGCCGCCTTATATTCTTTTTCACCTTCAACGGCTATTTCTGTTTTGATCTGATCTTCCTTGCCTGCCACTTATAACCCCCCTAACACGTCGTCAATGTCCGCTTCCTTTTCTTCCGGCTTGAAGCGATCCGGATTAAATTCTTTGTGAATGCGAAAAAGCGTCAGAATTTTGTACGGTGTCATTTTCCAAACGTCGGCTTCCGGCCAGCGTAGAAGCGTAACCCCGATATAAAGCAGGCGGGCAAGGTCAATTAAGCCTTGCCCGCCGCCGCGTTTTTTTCCTCTTCGCCGTCTTCGTCTTCTTCGTCTTCCACGGCGGGCGGCTCTGCCGTGCCGCTGTTGCCCATAGCGAAGGCGCGGAAAATCGCCGTGCGCACTTCGTCGAAGTTGCCCGTGTGGATCATGTGGCCTACCTGTTTTTCGGTCAACGGCTCTTCATCGTCCCCCGCACCCTCATTCAGAAGCAGGGTAAGAAGCCACCGAAGATTTTTAATGCTTTCCTTGCCGGAAAGCACTTCGGCCAGCGTGTCAAAGCCGCCGAAGCGGTCTTGCATTTCGTCAAGGACATTCAGGGAAAACAGCAAGTGGAATTCCTTGCCGTTCAGCTCAATGGGCAAACGCCCGTCTTTAATTGCGCTCATAATAAAATAAGGGAAGCCCCCGCGAAGGGGCTTCCCCGTACCTCCTTTTCAATTTTTTTATGCCGTTTCTTCTTTCGGCTCCCGAACTGCGCTGAACCAGCTTGCCGCCGCCTGCTCCGTAGGAACGGCCACGTGTTCGGCCTTCCACTTGCCATCAGGCCGTTTGATAAACTGCCCCGTGATCTCCGGTGTGGTGAATTCTATACTGTCGCCCTTCGTGTTATAGCTTTCAGAAGGAATAGCGAATTTCACCTTGTAAAGCCAAATGTATTTATACATTCCATTGGCCTTCTTTGCCCGGAAGCCGATCGCCATATAGGGCGGTTCGTCCTCTTCGCCCGCGTATACGACGCCGTCTTCGTCCTGCGTCTGGCCCAAAATGGCCGCAAGGTCAGCGGGCATAAGGTCGTTTACGTTCAACGTCAATTCGCCGGAAACAAATTCCTTTACCACTTCGTCCGCGCCATCGTCGGCGTAAAGGATCGCTTCGGCTACCTCTACGGACATTTCCGCGCTAATGGCCTTCGCCATGCGCACGGGCGTTCCGTATGTTTCCTTGCCGCTTTCGTCAACCGTGATCGGCGCACGGTAAAGATCACGCAAACCAATAGTTGCCATAGTTTTTATACCTCCGTTTTTTCGTAGTATCTGCATTCAATGGGGACGTGATAAAAGCCCGTGTCCGTTTCGTAGGCTTCCGGATCAATCACGATCCCATAGAAGCCCGCGGCCTTCAACGCCCGCTTCGTCCGGCGCAACAAGGCTATATAATCCCGCTTTGAATAAAGGTCAACGCGGTATGTGTATTCCGTCCCCTGCATTTCGTCTTCTGCCGCGTCCCTATCTTCCGAAGAAACAAGCTGATACGTGAAGAATGTGCCAGCCTTCCCGCGGTAAAGCAGGCGCGCCACATTCGGGCAAAGGGCGGCAAGCGTGGATTTTACCAGCGCGTCCACGGTGTCAATCATCCTTGCTCCTCCTCCCACGCTTTCCGCATTGCGTCTCGAACTTCCGGCGTTGCCTTTTGATTAGAACGGGTAAACCACGGGCGCGCGGGCATATTGGATCGCCCGTATTGGTGGACAAATCCCACCGTGGCGTTACGCTCCCCGCGGCGGTTTGTCCCGTGTGGATATACCTCCACGCATTGCGCGCTGTCCTTCTGCCTTATCCTTGTTTGTTTAATGGAATTTGCAAGATCACCCGTTGCCCTTTCGCCCCGGAAAGTGCTGCGGATTTCCTCTTGCTGTACCCTCACCAGCACCGCCGCGCCAGCTTTCAGCATTTTCGGAACAGCTCTTGCCGCCCGTTCACTCTGCCGCATAAGCGCGGCTTCTGCCGCCTCAATGCCGCTAACTTCAAACCGCGCCACCGTCCCCGCCTCCTTCCTGTTCGCCGCTATCCGGCTCTTCGTCTTCCTGCACTTCCGGAAGATCGGAAAGCGTCAATTCCGTTATGTCCGTATTCTTCGGATCGCGGTATGTCCGCAATATCCGGTATCGCACGCCGTCCACTTCGGCCAGCTTTTGCCCGCCGTACTCTTCCGTGTATACGTCAACCTTCAATTCCGCGGCGTAACCCGCAACCGCGGCTTTGTAGAACTCCGAAAAGCCCACGGATTTCTTGTTGCCGAAAAGCACCGTGCGCGTTTCCTTCGGTTCATTCGGGAAGCCGTTTGCGTTCACCCGCTCTTCGGGGGCTTCCAGGTTGATCAAGGTATGAGTATCAAGCATATTACCACCGAAAACCTGCGCCATATGGGTAATACAGAGGGGCTTATCCTCCAGGGCTGCGGCGGCGATTTGCAGGAATGGGTGGACGGAATAAATGAAATGCTGACCGAGGAAGGTATCCTGCGGAACGGTAGCAAGTTCAGCGAATGTTCGTCTTTCGAGCATGATGGGCTCACCTGCCTGCTGTTCCCTTTCAAGGGCGTGGACGCAGACATTGGTCGGTTGGCAATCTGGCGGCTGAAAACCCACGATGCCTTTGGGGGAACTTGGTTGTCGGACTATGTGCCGAACCGTCTGGGTGGCTTTGAAAACAGCCCACTGGAGGAGTCCGCAGAAACCGAGGAGATGGATGGCGGGATGTCCATGAAATAAAAAAATCACAATTCTAGGCCGGTATCAATCGTTCAGGAAGCGATTGGTACCGGCTTTTTTGCTTTCTGGACGGTTTTCCGGCATGGAAAAGAGATGATGAAGTATCAAATCGCCGGTATCGTGGGTAGGCAATAAAGCGCCTATCCTCCCCATCATTTACAGCCTGTTCCCCTTGGAATATGGTAGGTTCGTAGAGGTGTTCGGCGGCTCCGGGAGTGTGCTGCTTGGAAAGCCCCCTGACTCTTTCGAGGTGTACAATGACTTCGACCGAAACCTTACGAATCTGTTCCACTGCATGAAAGAACGGACTATGGCCACCATCCGGGAGCTGGGTTTTTGCAATCTAAACTCCCGCGCCGACTTCCAGGCCATCAAGAAATTTTTTCAGCATGAGCAGTTCGATGACAGATTCCTGGAAGAAGAAATAGAGCTAACGGAGATACTGTTCCCACCACCAGAGGCGGAGGAATTGCAGGCCATCCGTCAGCGCATTACGAAAGATTACGATGTGCGCCGGGCGGCTATGTATCTGAAGCTGCTCCGTTATAGCTACTCCAGCGGCAAAAAATCTTTTGCGTCTCAGCCATTCGATCTGCGGCGGCTGTTCAGCTTGATTCAGCAGCTTGAAAGCAGACTGGCAAATGTTGTGGTGGAAAATCAGGATTTTGAAACCCTCATCCACCATTATGACCGGCCCGACACATTCTTTTATCTAGACCCGCCGTACTTCTCCACGGAGGATATGTACGCGGTAGAGTTCGCCTGGGCCGACCATGTGCGCCTGCGGGACACGGCAGCAAATATACAGGGCAGGTTCTTGCTCTCTTACAACGACTGCCCAGAAATCAGGGGCTTGTATGAGGGATTTCCTGTGTTCGATTTCACCAGGGTACACTCCATGGCCCAGAGGTATGAAGCCGGGAAAGAATTCAAGGAACTGCTCATCGGGAATTATGACCTGTTCGAGCGGGAAAAGGCCAAGCCAGCGCAAATGAAATTTGAAATATAGGAAGTGGTTGTTTTGAAAAATGAACAATTTATTCTGGTGTCCGTCCCTCTGGATATGTTCCTGGAGGCTGGCATCAACACCGAAAGTATCATCCAGGTGAGTGCCCGTGAGGGCAAGATCATCATCGACACGCCGGATACCACGGAGGATTATGTCTGCGACCGTGACTGTGATAACTGCCCTCTGAACGCTGTCCCCTGTGAGTTCAACTGCGAGAATTGTCCATGTGAGGCCAACTGCGACGGAAGGGGGCTGGACGAATGAACAGGAAACTGCTGCGCATTTTGGGCAAACGAGGGCGCATCACCATCCCCTATGAAATCAGGCAGCGGGTGGGCTTTGAGTATAACGACGTACTGTCCTTCACGGAGTCCAGTGATGGCCGCTCGGTGATCGTCCGCAGGGAAAAGCTCTGCGACAACTGCCAAGGAAAGACTGTACGGGCCATGACGGACGACCGCGCCATGCTGTTGGAACTGCTGGACTCCCTGCCCGCGGAACTGCAAAAGGCGGCGTTTGTGCAGCTTTCGGAGAGCCTGGGCAGGCTGCCACGCCGGGAAACTCAGAGAAAGAGAGGTGCTATGCTTGCAGATCAGGATATTCCAAATTAGCCCGGAACATGACAAAGAGCGTCTGCGGTTTGCCGGATTGGATGAACTTGAAAAATTGCATGGAAACACCAATATCGATTCCAGTATCTATGAAGAAGTATTTCGTGGAGATTTGGAATGCGCCGACCCGGAAGAAATTTTCGATATTTTTAACACGTCCTCCAACAATTCCCGGATCCAAACAGTAGGGCATCCGCTGTTTCGTGGACACTCTATGTCTGTGTCCGACATTGTCGTGATAGAGGGCGGCGCACCACTCCTGGAAGGTGTCATCCGATTTTATTCTGCATCCGGTTCCTGTACTACTGCCAGCTACAGCGACTCGGATTTATTTGCCGCCGATCTGGAAAAGGCCCATGCAAACAACCTGGAATTTCAAGCGAACGATTATCGCGGCAGAAACATTCCAGTTATCGAAAGCGGGGCATATTTTTGTGACAGGGTCGGGTTTCCTAAAGTAGATTTTGACCCTGCTTTAGCTAACAAGCCGGAAAATCTTATGCAAATCGTCTACGTGGAACCGGGTAAACCACCTATCGTCAATGAGGTGCGCAACGACCTGGATTCCATGCAGCGGGCTGTGGGCGGTCTCCTTGAACCTATCTACAACCGGGACGGCACAGTCCTTGTTGTGAACGAGCAGGGCAAGCTGCTGGGGCTTGACTGCAACCGTCGTGTAGGTGATGATGTGATTGTCGGGCCGTTCTTTGTGGTAGGCGATAACGGCGAAGAATTCCGTTCCCTGACGGATGCAGAGGTTGAGCGGTATATGGATTGCTTCGCCCAGCCGGAGGAAATCATCCAAAAGGAAGTAGAGGAAAGCTCTGGGTTTACCTTTATTTCCATGTGATGGGAGGTGTTATGAACTGAAAAATAATTGTACGCTTATCCGCGCTCCGCCCAGATCGTATGGAATTTCTGGCTGAATCTTTGTTGCATATTTATTCGGAATTGGTCTGGACTTTTCAGAAGTTTATGGTATCCTTGTGGTCAAGAAAAACTCCAAGAAAGGATGAACTCCATGAAAAAAATCTTGACCGCCCTTATAACTGCTGCCCTGCTCATAAGCAGCGCCGGATGTCAGATGACACAGTCCCAGGCCACACAACCGGCACCGGAACCCACGCCCCAGGCACTCGTCCTAAACGTGACGCCACCTGCTGAACAGCACATTGACGTAGGTACCGCCATAGAGCAGATTACGGCTGGTCTAAAGATAAAGGCAAGTACGGCAGAGAAGGAAAAAGAGCCTGCGCAGGCCGAAAAGACAGACGAAAAAGTTACTCCCACCGCCAAGCAGGATAAGGCGCAGGAACTCACGAAAAAGCAGGCGGTACAGCAGGATAAGCCCACTACCGAACCGAAAGCTGTGGCCACTACCCCTGCCCCGGAGACCCGGGACTCAGATACCGGCTACCTTATCGTCAAAGTCAAGGCTACCCCCACCCTGCTACCGGCGGCTACGTCCGCACCGACACCTGTTCCCACCCCGGAGCCGCCAGCCCCTACACCGGAACCTCCGGCCCCCACTCCCGCACCCGTGGAGCCCGTACCAGAACCAGTACCCAGCTTCGATATCGGCTACTGGATAGGCTACGCGCAAAGCTGCGCACAAGGCTTGGGCCTGCGGCTGGAGAGCAGCGCCGTGGACTGCTGGGACAACCCCATCGGGGCCGGGCCGCACAGCACCTGCCTGGAGAGGGACATCAGCAGCCGGATGAATAGATATGCAAGCGACCCGGATATCACCGACGTCTGGATCTGGTATGAATCCATCGGAGAGAACAGCTACAACATTTATATCGGGTACGCATAAAGAACAAAACAGAATACTAACGCCAAGCGCACTGTGAATCACGGTGCGCTTTTTTGTTGCCCAAATGGGCAGAAAAGGAGAGAATATGACATCTACTGTAAAGCGGAAAAGCATGGCGCTGGTCATGGCCTTGCTCATGTGCTTTTCCATGTTCGTCAGCTTTGGAACTACGGCCCAGGCCGCTGGGGAGCGCTCGGAAATCTATATGGTTTCCTTCCCCCGCGACGCGGAGGCCAACAAAAATAGCTGGGATCGTGACAACCTCCAGTTCATGAACGGCTGGTATATGGAGGCTTACGATATGTTTGCCACCTTCGCTGTCGGCTCCTATGATGGCAAGGTGGCGTACTGTATTGAGCCGGGTACGCCCATCGACAACGGCCACACGTTCACGGCGAAAGATGAAACCTTTTGGGATAATTATCCGTCCTCGCTCAACAAGACCATAGACGCAGATACTATCAAGTCGCTGATTGGCCGGATTTTGCAGTACGGCTATAACGGCAGCATCGACCCCACTTGGGTATCTCAGAACAGCGCTGCAGCGGATAAGTTGGCCCATGTGTACGCCACGCAGCTCCTGATTTGGGAAACTATCGTGGGCGAGAGGGATGAGCAGTTCGCTCATGTCAGCACCGGCGGCAAGAACGCGGTGCTGGATCTCATCAAGCAGGGCCATCCGCTCCGTTCCCGCATCATGGAGAAGTACAACTCCATGGTCACCAGTGTGCAGAATCACAGCAAGGTGCCCTCTTTTATGGCGAAGAGCAAAGGAAAAGCACCCACCATCGAATTGGAATGGGACGGCAGCCAGTATACCACTAAACTCACTGATACGAACAAGGTGCTGGGAAATTACAACTTTACGTCTGATTATACCGGCATGAAGTTCACCGTCAGCGGGAACGTGCTGACCATTACCAGCCCCACGGCCCCCACCGGCGACGTGACTGTCAGCGCCAGCAAGAAAGACTCCAAACGCATGGGGCTGGTTGTGTGGGACGATGGTTCCTTCGGGCCTGGTGTTGGGCAGCAGAACACCGTCACCTATACGCAGTCCGTCACCGACCCCATCGCCGCCTATCTCAAGCTGAATGTGTCCTATGGCTCCGCAAAAATTGTGAAAACCTCCGAGGACGGCAAAGTAGAGGGCATCACCTTCCGCATTACCGGCAACGGCGTTGACCAGACCGTCACCACCAACAGCCGTGGCGAGGTGCAGATAGACAATCTTCAGCCGGGCGAGTATACCGTCACAGAGCAGGTGGCTGGCGACTATGTCCCCCAGGAACCGCAGAAGGTTACTGTCCAAGCCGGGCAGACAGCGACAGTCAGTTTTAACAACAGTTTGCAGAAGGGCTCCCTCACAGTCACCAAAAACAGCGAAGATGGGCTGAACTCTGGTGTTCGTTTTCATCTATATGGGACTTCCAGCATGGGCGAAACTGTGGATTTGTATGCCACCACCAACAGCTCTGGTGTAGCGCAGTTCACCGATGTGCCCATTGGTAGCGGGTACACCCTGGAGGAAGTGGATACTGCCGTGCGCTATGTCATCCCCTCTTCGCAAACTGCTAATATTGAGTGGGAAAATGTCACCACCGCCACCTTCCGCAATGTGCTGAAGAAGTTCAATATCACCCTCAATAAGGTGGATGGCGAAACCGACGTTCCCCAGGGCGACGCCACCTTGGCGGGTGCCGTCTATGGCGTTTACAAGAATGGCGAACTGATGGACACCTACACCACCGATTCTGAAGGGCATTTCACTACTGGCTATTATGTGTGTGATTCTGGTTGGACTGTGGAAGAGATCACCCCCAGCGAGGGATATCTGCTGGATGAAACCGCCTACCCCGTGGGCGCTGACCCCAAGCAGTATGAGGTGGAGTTCAACTCCGCGCCTGCTCTCACCAGTCCCGAAACCGTGCAGAAAGGCAAAATCACCCTCATCAAGCACTGCGACGATGGCTCCACGCAGATAGAGACCCCGGAAGTCGGCGCGGAATTTGCAGTGTTTCTGAAATCCTCCGGCAGCTATGACAGCGCCAAGGACTCCGAGCGCGACTACCTGATTTGCGACGAGAACGGCTACGCCGAAACCAAGCTGCTCCCTTACGGCGTGTACACTGTCCGCCAGACCAAGGGCTGGGATGGCCGTGAGCTCATGAAAGACTTCGACGTGTTCATCAATAAGGACGGCGGCGTTTATCGTTACCTCATCAACAACGCTCCGTTCACCAGCTACGTCAAGGTAATCAAGACCGATGCCGAGACGGGGAAAGCCATTCCCTACGCCGGGGCCGGATTCCAGATTTACGACCCTAACGGGCAGTTGGTTACCATGCGGTTCACCTACCCTGCGGTGACCACCATCGACACCTTCTATACCACAACAGACGGCACGCTCATCACTCCGGAGGTTTTGCCCTATGGCACCGGGTACTCTCTGGTGGAGGTGCAGGCCCCTTATGGCTATGTGCTGAACTCCGAGCCTGTTTATTTTGACATCACCCCAGACAATTCTACCGAGGAAAGTGCTGTTACCGTGGTGGAGGTAGAGCGGCCCAATATGCCGCAGAAGGGTACTATCAGCATCAGCAAGCTGGGTGAGGTGTTCTCCTCTGTCACATCTCTGGGCGGCGCGACCACAGATGAGGACGGCAATGAAGTTGAACTCCCTGTCAGTTTTCAGCCGGTCTACGAAGAAAAGCAGTTGGCGGGTGCGGTCTATGAGGTGACCGCCGCCGAGGATATCGTCACTCCTGACGGTACCCTGCGCTATGCTGCGGGCGAGGTGGTGTCTACCCTTACGACCGCCCAGGACGGCCCTGTTGCCACCGAACCCCTCTATCTGGGGAAGTACCAGGTGCGGGAGATCGAGGCCCCATTTGGCACCGTGTTGGACACAGAGAGTCATCTTGTGGAGCTGACCTACGCCGGGCAGGATGTGGAAATTACCGAGGCCAGCACTACTCTGCAAGATGACCGGCAGAAGATAAAAATCAGTCTCAATAAGGCGCTGGAGCAGGACGAGCGGTTCCAGCTGGGCATGAACGGCGAGATTACTACGGTGCAGTTCGGGCTGTACGCCAGCGAGGATATCACTGCTGCTGACGGTTCTGCTATTCCCGCCGATGGTCTGATTGAGACCATTAACTGCGCCGAGGACGGCTCCGTTGTGTTTGCCACCGACCTGCCTCTGGGCAGTTACTATGTCAAGGAAATTTCTACCGACAAGCACTACACCCTGCCGGATACGGTATACCCTGTGTTGTTCGAGTATGCCGGGCCGGATGTGGCGCTGGTGGAGGTTGTCCTGAATGACGGTGAGCCCATCGCTAACGAGCTCATTTACGGCAGCATCAAGGGCCTGAAAATTGACCGGGAGAATCAGGAGACCATCGCCGGTGCGCTGTTCGGCTTGTTCCGCCCAGATGCATTACAGTTCACCTCCGACACCGCCATACTGACCGCTACCTCAGATGAAGATGGTGTGTTCTCTTTTGAGAATGTCCCTCTGGGCAACTGGATCGTCCGGGAGCTACAGCCTGCCGAGGGGTATCTTTCCAACACCGACATTCATCATGTGCAGGTGGAGCGGGATGAGCAGATTGTTGAAATTAACGTGGTCAACGACAAAGTGCCTGAGTTGGGAACTACCGCCAGCATCAGCGGCGAAAAGGAAGTCAACGCAACCGAAGTATTCATCTTGGAGGATGTAGTGGAGTACACCCACCTGGTGCCGGGTAAGGAGTACGTTGTCAAGGGTGTGCTTATGGATAAGGCCACCGGCGAAATGCTGAAAATCAACGGTGAGCAGGTTAAAGCAGAAACTACCTTCACGCCGGAGAACCCCAGCGGCTCTGTAACGGTTGTCTTTGAATTTGATTCCAAATATATCAAGGCCGATACGGACATTGTCGTGTTTGAGAATCTGTATCAGGAGGGCCGGGAGTTGGCTGTTCATGCTGACTTGGAAGATGAAAGCCAGACCGTGACCGTCCATGTGCCTGAAATCGGCACCCAGGCCACCATCGGGAAAGAAAAAGAAGTCACCATCGACGGCCCAGTCACTATCGACGATGTGGTGGCCTACAAGAACCTGACTCCCGGCAAAGAGTATAGTGTTTACGGCATCCTCATGGACAAGACTACCGGCGAGGCCCTAAAGGTTGCAGGAGAGGAAATCCACACGGAAAGTACCTTCACCCCGGAAACGGCAGATGGTGAAACTGTAGTACAGTTTACCTTCGACACCACCGGGCTTGTGGATTCCACGGAGATTGTTGCCTTTGAAAGTTTGTCCAGGGAGGGCATCGAGTTGGCGGCTCACGCTAATATTGAAGACCCGGCGCAGACCGTCAAGGTAACGGTTACCGGGCCGCGCATTGGCACCAAAGCCAGTATTGACGGCAAAAAAGAGATTTCTGCCGAGGGCCTCATCACTATTGAGGATATAGTGTCCTACAAGGGCTTGACCGTCGGCAAGGAGTACAAGCTGACCGGCACCCTCATGAACAAGACCACGGGTGAACCTTTCAAGCTGAATGGTGAAGAAATCCGCGCCGAAGTTGTTTTTACGCCTGCGAGCGCCGAGGGCGAAGTTGTTGTGTCCTTCCCCTTTGACACCTCTTGGGTGACCGAAACCACAGACATTGTTGTCTTTGAAAAGCTGTCCCTGAATGGCAAGGAAATCGCTGTCCACGAGGATATTGGCGACAAGGAACAGACAGTGTCCATCGTTGTGACAAGGCCGGAGATCGGCACAACTGCCACCATTGGCGGTAAGAAAGAAACCGCTCCCAGCAGGGAGATCACTATCGACGATGTGGTGTCCTACAAGAATTTGACTCCCGGCACCGAGTACAAGCTGGTGGGCGTTCTTATGGATAAGGCCACCGGCAACCCCTTCAAGGTTGGGGATAAGGAGATTCACGCCGAGGCCACCTTCACTCCCGAAAAGGCCGATGGTGAGGTTACGGTTTCTTTTACCTTCGACGGCAGCGGTATCACCCAGGCCACAGAAATCGTGGTATTCGAAACGCTCTATCAGGGCGAGGTGAAGATCACTGCCCATGAAGATATCAACGACGAGGGCCAGACTGTGAAGATCGTACCCGTCACTCCTGGCAAGCCCACTACACCTAACCCCGGTAATCCCCAGACCGGTGACCGCTCCATGATGGGTTTCTGGATCGGCCTGGGTGCTGTCGCTTTGGGCGGGCTGGCGGCTGCCGTCATTATCTACACCAGAAAGAAAAAGGAACAGGATGGTGAGTGA